GAGGTCAAGAGCCGTCCTCCTCGACCTTCCCGCCGACCTTCTCGATCCGGAGCTTCCATGCCTTGAGGGTGTTGAGACGGAGCGCCTTCTGCTCAGGGGAGAGCGCGGGATCCGCTTCGAGGTATTGCGCGTGGAAGGGAGCCACGGCTTTGTAGGTGTCGGCGTCGCTCTTGAGATAGAGCTCACTCACGCTGCACGCCGATAGCGAGAGGATGAAGAGGAAGGGCAGGAGGACCTTCGCGGTTGCTGCTGGCCTCTTGAGGATCCCCCAGGTGTAGAGGCCCATGATGAGCAAGCCGACGAACTTCCCCCAGGGGTCGTTCGGGATAGCGTCGCTCTCCCTCGCCGCCGTGGCGACGATAACGAAGGCGACGAGCGCCCACTGGATAGTAGATCTCTTTTCCATCATTTATCCTTCTTTGCTCCGTTGAGGAGGATCTCGTTCAGGAGCGCCCGCACTTCGCGAAGCTCCGAGGAGACCTCCATAGATTGCGAGTTGAAGTCTCGCTTCAAGTCGAGGATCAGATCCCTCGCGCCCTTCGAGGCTGACTCGCTGCTAGCCATGCGCTCTTTGAGGTCGATCGTTTGGAGGACCGTCCACGAGGAGATCCCGAGTGCGATCGTCAGGACCAGCCCAACGACGACTTGGAAGACCGTCCCCGGGTAGACCCCGGATTGCCTATCGCTCATACGCCCAGCTCCCAGCTTCTTCCCGCGACCTCCTCCAATCCCTTCGGTAGTGGGGGGGGAGCTTGCGGAACCTCCCTTCTGCTTTTCGAGATCGCCGACAGTCGGCTTCGAATCTCTTGCAGGTTTCTTACCTCCGCCTCGGTGAGACCCTGCTTCCAGAACCTTAGCCCTCTTCGGTGCCGGGACAACATCCTGAGTGCTACGACCTGATGGGAGAGAGTCCTCTCCTCCAGGTCGAGGGAGTATCGCGCTATCACCGCCGCTCGCTCTCGGAGCGAAGCAAGGTCCAGAACCTCGATGGTGTTGGGGGGGATGTACTTCGCGACGTCGAGCAGAGCCTTGGGCGAGATGGGCCATTTTACTATCTCCTCTCCTGTGACGGAGACGGTGAAGAACCCCTCGGACTGGACCTCGGTGGGAGCCTCGATCAACTGCGAGAGGACGTTCGAACGTGAATGAAAGAGCAGGGATAGCATCAGATCAGCGATCCGTCGCCGATAATCAGCGCAGCGAAGTCGACCTTCTTCTGGATGAAGAACCCGAGCTTCTGGTTGAGATGCCCTCGACCAACGACCCTACACGAGCTGAAGGACTTCTGTTTCACCCAGTAGTAGGTAGGGACCTCCCACGCCCAAGAGTCGGTAGAATCTCCGCCGATAGCGGAGAAGAGGACCGTGTAGTTCAAGCTCGTGAAGGTCTTCCCGAAGGGAACCTCGAAGCCCTGGAGATCCTCGTCGAACCATCCGACGTTGGTCGCTCCCGTGATGAAGGCGATGTCCCGGAGGGATCCATTGTCATCGAGGAAGGTGTCGAGCCTCGCCCGGAGGTCCGTGTTCTTGCCCTTTGGGCCAATCGCCGTTCCCGAGTACGCCGGGGAGATCCCGATCCCAAGAGCCTTTTGGATCTGCTCCAGGGCGGAGGCCTTGTCGTTCAGGTCGAGTTCGTCGATCGGGTGGAAGCCGTCCACGAGAGGGAGGAAGGCGTCGAGCGATAGCGGGAAGATGGTCTCTTGTTCAGTCATCGTGCCGGGTTCCCGAGAGGAACGAAGATGACGACGCCGTCCATCTCCGCGATATAGGAGCCTGCTGGAGCGCCACCGGCTCCGGGGTTCGCCGCTCCGAGTGCCATCCCTCGGTAGGTCAGAGCGATCGAGGTTGGTCCCGTCCAAGCGCAATAGCCTCGCACGGTCGCGGCACCTGGGAGGAAGGTCGCGTTCCCGAGGAGGCCTTGGAACATCGTCCCGAAGAAGATCGGCTGCGCTCCGACCGGCTTCTTGCCGACGTTCAGCGTCACCGAGGCGAGAGCCCCGAAGCTGGCTGCTGCCTTCTTGAGGGTGAAGCGATAGATGCCGACGATCGCTCCGGCCTTGAAGGAGTTCGATGCGAAGGTCAGGTCGTCGAGGAGGTCGCGGAGGTTCGCGTTCCCTGCAATCCAACTCGACTCGGGAAGGTTGGGTTGGCCGATCGGTCCGACCTCGGCCTCGATCGCCTCGATCATCCTGCCGAGGTAGTTCGTCCAGATCGCCGAGAGGATCGTCTTGTCATCTTCGAAGGTCGTCGCCGAGTCGAGCCCTCCCGGATACTTCGGAACGGATACCGTGGACCCTGCCGCCTGCGGTCCGAGGTTCGTACTCGGAGCAAGAGGAGGGAGCCTTCGGTTCGCCGCTCTACGAAGTCCGGGAGCCATGGCCTACTCGTCCCACTCGATGAAGGCGACACCCTCGACCGTGGCGGGAACTCCCTCGGGGAGGTAGACCGCGATGCGTTGACCGCCTGCGATCTTGAACTTCTCCGGGTCCGTCTCGACGGCTTCGTATCCTCCCTGGGGATGAACCATCTCCTCGTCATAGAGGTCGGAGGTTGTCGGCTGGACCGTGATCGCCGTCGAGTCGTCGAAGGCAGTCGCCTCGACGGACTCGCTCTCGGTCGTGGTCTTCTTGACGGGTGTATTCGTTCCTCCGCCGGTCCCCGTCGTCGTCTGCTTCACGAGCTGGCAACGGATCGGTTCCCCGAGGTTGTCGGTTCCCGTGAAGGAGATCCCCCACTTGACGATCTTGATCGGTCGGTTCGAGTTCGCCGCGTAGACCTGCAAGAGCGTTTGCGCTCCGGTCCCTGTGATGGATGCTTGCACCCGTGTAGATCTTGCTCTCATGTTCAAACTCCCGCGAAGTGTCTCGGGTTCCTTGCGATACGTTGCGCCGCTTGCCGTGCTGCGTTGTGGTCCGCTCCTCGTGCCTTCCGATGCTTCATCGGCTCGATCCGCGAAGAGATGTTTCCTGCTTCCATGTCGGAGATCGTCGCTCCGTCCGTCCCGGCGTAGTCGTAGCAACCCGGTTGCCCGGCGAAGAAGTCCGAGTCCGTTGTCGAGAGTTGCGAGGTACTGTTGATGAACCCCTCGATCGCACCGTCGACATACTCAACCCAGAGCCAGTCCGTCACGACAGGGAGCGTTCCGCCTCCCGACCCGAGCGCAGACCAGCTCCCGCCTGTGTGCTTGAAGATCTCCAGCCCTCCACCCCAGGAGACCGGGTCGACTCCGTAATCGTTGTTGCTGGCTTGGTCGCACATCACCATTGCGCCCGGCGAATAGCTGAGAGACGCGACGCCGACCTTCACTCCGGCGTATTGGTTTGGCGCAAAGGTAGCCTTCGGCGTGAACCCGTTCGAGTCGTCCGTGTCGGTCTCGACCGAGTTCCCTTGCTCGGCGTTGGCGTTGATCCCGTTCGCTCCGTTCGAGTGGACCTCCAAGCCGACCGAGTCCGGGCAGGCGTCGAAGTTCCACTCGGAGACGAGGTCGGTCCCGTCGCCAGCAACGAAGGTCTGTTCGAAGATCTTGACCCGGGTCATCCGAGGTTGACTCCTTCGGCTGACCCGCCGAGGTTCGTGTCCCTGCGACCGAGATGGAACTTGCCGTTGTCGAGTTCCGGCGCGAATCCCGCCGAGAGGATGCCCCGATACACGGTCCGGAAGTTCGTCGTCCCGGAGCCGAGCCTCGCCGAGGGAACCCCCATCTCCAGCAGCCGATTATGGAAGGCGTCCCGGAAGAGCTTCGGCATCGTCGCCTGCGTCTCGTCGAGCCCGCGTTGCGGGACGACAGGACCGAGGCGAGCGTAGAGGAGGAAGTGTCGGACCGCCTCCCGGAAGACTCTCTTCACGGAGTGCGTCTGAGGTCCGATGCGGGAGGCGTCGACATGCACAGCTTCGAGCGCCGTCTTGAACTTCTCGAACCTCGTCCACTGTTGAGAGGTCGAGGTGAAGGCCGCACGGAGATCGAAGAGACGGTTGTCCGGAGCGTCGATCAGAGCTTGCTTCTCCAAGACGACCTCGGCGGGATCCATGATCGCATTGTCCCAGGTGACCGCCAAGACTCCGAGGCCGAGAGCCTCGACCGGCGCGAACCCCCACCACCTACCAGGAGCCGAGAAGGGAACGTAGTTCACGACGGAGGGGACAAAGCCTCGCCGGTTCTTCGCGTTCGCAACCGTCGATCCTCGGAGGATCTTCGCCAAATACCATCGTCGTGAGACCGCCATCGTTTGCTCCTAGTACATGTTCCAAGCAAGGGAGGCGAACTGGATCGCCGTGGCTTGGTTCGTCGTCGAGAGCCGCCCCTTGTGCAGGGAGGTCCCGTAGCCATCCGACCCAAACACAACGAAGAAGTCCTTCTCCAGTATCGCCACCGAGAGAGCCCAAGGCACGCCACCATAGCCGCCGGTCCCGATGGTTGTCGAGAGAGGAGCCTGCAACGCTACGAATATGCCCGGCACTCCTTCGCCGAAGACCGTCGTCCGGTTCGCGAACCGCTGGCCTTGGTAGTTCTGTATGAGCCCGAACCCGGTGTCACTGAAGATCGAGCCAACCTGATGGTACTTGATCCACCATTGGAGCCGCCGGAAGCGCCCGTCGATCAGAGAGATGTTACCGAGGGAGAAGAGGCGAGCCTCGACCGTGCCGAACTTGCCACTCGGTTGGATCCCGAGTTCCGTCTCGATCGCGACCGCGATGTCGAAGAGGTCGTTGAGGTCTCCGGCAACCATATCGTCGACGTCCTTCACCCATCGACGGATCCGGTCTTGCTCGTACGGGTAGAGGGTCGACATTAGAAGTCCTCCTTGATCTTCTTGAGGATCTCTCCTTGCCTCTCGACCTGACGGGTGACGTCCGCGATCGACTTCTCGAAGCTCTCCGTGTCGGCTCCGAGTTTGAAGGAGGTCTCGACCATCCCGGTCGAGACCTTCACCGAGTAGGAGACTCCCTCGACGAGGAGGACGAGAGGACCTCCCCACTTCTTGAGGCCGAGAGCGACCGAGGATCCAGACGAGTCCCCGAGCTTCCACGCTTGCCGCATGTTGCTTACGAAGGAGGCCGAGGAGACCGGGCCAATGCTTCCGATGATCCAGGCCCCACTCGTAGGAGTTCCGTTGACTCCGTTCCGGAACCAACACACAGACCCAGCGAGCTGGATGCCGCCGGGGGTATAAGGCTCGTTGAGCTTCGCGTACCGAAGCAGGCCGAGAGCTTCGTTCCGGTGCAGAGCCGTCCCGTTGTTGCGTGCGAGGAAGCCGAGGACTCCAGTCGAAGGACCTCCCGTCGCGCTCGTATGTAGCGCCGTCGTGTCGAAGACTCGGAACTCCTGCGCGTCCCCCTCCCATCCGACCGCTAGATGATCTCCTGAGAAGATCGACCAATCTGCGGTAGAGGTCCGGATGACGTCGGTACGGTAGGTCGCGACCGTAGCTCCGAGCGTTCCTCCGTTGTAGAAGTGGAAGTCTCCTACGTTGTCGCGCCAGACTGTGAAGTTGACGACCGCGTTCGCCGGAGCCGCCGCCGGGACATTGATTCCGGTCCAGATGAGACGGGTCAGCCCTCCGTTTGTCCGGTAGTTCCAGAAGAGGTTCCCGGTCCCTTCCTGCCAGGAGAGGTATCCCCATCCGACATTTACTCCGGCCTCGGCGCGACCGACAACGTGCGCTTGGCTCGTGAGGCCTCCCGTGTGCGCCGAGGTGAACTTCAAGGAGACCTGCATCATCCAGTTGAACCCGGTCAGGTTCTGCTCCGACGCCGTCGAGGCGATCGAGAGCTTCCCTCCGGACGCTCCGTCGAGATGTGCCGCGTATCCGGGGAGGTCGCCGTAGAGACGGATCATCTCGTCATGGACGCTATAGAAGTCCGTCGAGGAGAGCCTCGGATCCGTCAGGTTGGCGTCGGGTTCGAGCCGCTCCTGGATGCTCACGTATGGACGGAAGGGAACGAGCGCATGCCAGAAGCTCCGCGTCCCTTCGATCGGTTCGAGGGTCGTGAGCTTCGCCGCGAGCTTATGTCCTCCGGTCCTCTTGAGCGTGACTTGCGCGAGCTTCGCCGCGAGCCCTCGGTCGACGATCGAGGACTCCATGATGATCTGCTTCCGCGTTCCTCGGATCGAGCGATACCTCTCCATTGTCGCCTCGCCGGAGAACCGCTCTATCGTGTCGAAGACGGGTTGCCCTTCCTCGACCTCCTTGCCGAGGACCTGCACTTTGTTTATCGGAGTGAAGTCGTTTGTCTTCTTCCAGGCTGTGACGAAGTCCGCGTCGAAGTGCGGGAAGTAGATCCCCCCCGAGAGGTCTTCGGTGTAGTGGTCGAGCTGCTGCTGGACGTAGAAGGTTCCGTTCCGGTCGGTCCCCCAGATCACTCCATCGGGAACGACACGGAGGACTTCTTCGAGCGCGTCTCGACAGGAGACCGCCTCGAAGTCGACGTCGACGATCTGGTCGAGTACGGATTGGATGCCAATGATATCCGTCGCGAGGATCCGCCCGTCGTTGGTGCCGGTCTTGAGCGCGTAACCAAGGATGGTCGCGACGGCTGTCCGGATCGTCTCGCCTTCCTTGACATACTTGTCGACGTAGTGGTCTTTCAAGCTCTCCGTGAGACCTCTCGCTGTGATCGTCGCGACCTTCGTCCTCCGGTCGAAGTCGATCTTCGTGACCTCTCCTCGCCAAAGGTCCTCGTCGACGAAGTCTCCGATCGCATACGCCCTCGCGCTGTAGGAGCAGGAGAGAACGAAGTCTCCTCCCATCCAGTTGAAGTCGTTCCATTCCTCCGAGAACGGTTCCTCCAAGCTCTTCGACATCGGGTTCGGGGTAACGCCCTCGACCCAGTCCTGTAGGAGGAGCGTCACCTTCGCCGTCGTACAGCCTCCGAGTCTCTTGTAGGCAAAGGAGGCGTTGACGATCTCAGCGCCGAAGAGATACTTCGCCTTTGGAGTGGGGTCCGTCGAGAACCTCTGCGTCTCCATGATCCGAACTTTGACGTCGCCGACCTTCCCCGGGTACGGACGGTCGAGTTCCATGAACTCCGTCTCGTCCGAGTTCGTGACCCACCACTCCGCGAACCAATGGCCGAAGCCGCTCCCGGCGGTCGGGATGGATGGGCTCCCGATGCCGACGATCCCCGGCTTCGCGGAGAGCGTAGACATCCGATACCCTCCCGGACTGTTGAAGGTTGCGATCGAAGCCCCGTTGACGAGGACCGCAAGTTCGGCTCGTGAGAGGAGCGTGTTGTATTGATACCGGATCGAGAGGACGTCTCCGGCGGAGACCGTGTAGGCAAACTCGGCGAGGAGGACGAAGGTCCCGAGGAAGAACGCAGCGAGCCCAACCTTCGCGGTTCCCGCGTCGTAGCGAGCGAAGGCAAAGTAGCAGTTCCCCGGCTGGCCCGCGCCTCCGGTATGGATCGCCGTCGCCGGACTCGCAGCGATCGTGACCGAATCGTTCGTCCTCGTCATCCTCATCGAAACCGTATGGATGTCTTCGAGGTTCGTCCCGGTGCCGAAGGTCATGTCGGCGTAGGAGACATAGTGTTCCGCCGTCGCCGCTCCGGCTCCGGAGTTGTTCGTGAACCCGATGACGTCATAGTTCGGCGAGGTGTTCGGGATCCCGATCGAATAGAAGGAAGCCGACAGCTTGACGCGCTGCGTCCAACTCGCGAAGGACTGGTCTCCTTGCGCGGAGAGGACGACCTTCCGTCTGCTCCATGGTTTGTCGCGGCTCATTCTGCGAAGTAGGCGGGGAAGATCTTCGACGTGAAGCCTAGATTCGGCGTCGAGATATTGGTCACGACTTCGAGGATGTTCGCCACTCCGGCGACCGCCTTCCACCACTCGCCGCCGACCGCTGCGACGACCGGGGTTTGAAAGGATCCGTCCCCGAGCCTTCCGTCTTGGAAGTCGATCGTGAGAGTCTGGAATGCTGAGAGGGAGATCCCATGCAAGACGAGGGTCTTCCCGGCGGAGAGGTTCGTCAACATGATCGTCTTGTCGTCGAAGGCTGCGCCGTCGTTGGATAGCTCGATCTTGAGAGGGGAGGCTGCTTCTCCGGGGTTCGAGGTCAGCGTCTTCTGGTCCGGGCTCGAAGTGATAGAGAAGATGTCCTGAACCGTAGCGCCTCGCCAGTGTTCGAACCTCGAACGGAAGGTCGCCGCGAAGTTGGCCGAGGATCCCTTTGCGCCTCGCCTCGGGGTGAAGGTCACTTCCTTCTCCAGCTTGCAGGGGAGGAAGCGGTCGTTGTAGATGTAGAGGTCCTGCTCCCCGTTGACGAGCGCCGCCATCAAAGCATCCTGATTCGTCCGACGTTCGCCCTCGTCGGTTCCGTAGACGATCCCTTGCAACGTCACTCGACGCCCCACGCCTTGCGCTCTGGAGAAGAGAGAGCCGTCCCCGGAGAGCTTCGGTCGATACTCCGTCCTGCGAAGTTGCTTGTCGCTCTGCGAGGTTAGGACGATGTTGTTCGTCGAGTCGAGGTTGAAGGTCCCAAACTTGCGATCGCGTGTCAGAGATGCCATTAGATCCTCCCTCCGAATCCGGCCTCGGCGAGGCGGAACTGTAGCGCGTCCGCGACCGCGTCGACGAAGGACTGGATGTCTCCCGCGCCGCTTCCGACGGAGTCGACGTTGACTTCGATCTGCATCCCGCCGCCGAGACCTCCGTCGAGCCCTCCGCCTCCCAGCTTCGAGACCGGGATCACGACCTCGGGTTCGTGTTCCGCTACGTGGATGAGCTGGCCTCCCGTCGAGGAGTTCGGCATGAAGAGGCCTCCCTCCTCGGCGAAGGGAACGCCTCCCGCCGCCGCACTGCTCTTGATGACTCCGATCGCAGCGGGTCCGAACGCGAGCGCCGATCCGAAGGAAGCGATCGCCGCCGCCGCCGCCATGCCGGAGAGCTGGATAGCAAGAGGGATGCTCATCGCAATCGTCGAGGCGAAGGCCGCAGCCGTCGCAGACTGCGCCGCGATCTGCAAGCCGAAGATCTCAAGCAGTCCTCCGATGACTCCCGAGATGACCTTCGAGACCGCCTTCACGAGAGGTGCGAGGACGAGGTCATTGATGACGGTCCCGACGATCTTGAAGGGCAGCGCGAGAGTTTGCGCCAGAAGGCCGAAGGACTCCCGGAGAGGAGCGAACGCCTCTTGCGACATCTGACCTATGAAGGAGTTCTTGACGTCGTCTCCGAGCATCTTGAAGGCCTCCCTCGGACCTTCCGCGTTGATGATTCCCTCCGTGAGACTTCCCGCGAAGATCGACGCCCACCCCGAGCCGAGAGCCGAGGCCTCGTCGTAGATGAGCTGGCGTTGTTCCTCGGAGACGAGTTGGAAGGTCTCGGAGTCCTCGCCGAAGAGGTTTGTCCGGATCGTGTCTCGGATGAGAGTCATCGAGGCGGAGAGAGCGACTGCCGCGCTCTTCCCTCCCTTGCGTAGGTTGTCCCAGAAGGCCTTCGTGTCTTCGCCGATCTTGACGACGAAGTCCTGCAAGGATTGGAAGGGAGTGTCGTCGATGTCGCCAGCGAAGTCCTGGATCGCATCCCGGACGTCGCGACCCATCTGGCCGATCTCGTTCCCGGTCGACTGCGCCTTCCATCTTGCGTCGGCGAGCTTCGATCCGAGCGTATCCAGTTCGCCGCCGAGAGCTTTGAAGTGTGCCCGGAGGAGTTCGGAGTTCTGCGCTCCTCCGTTGATCTCGTCGGCGACGTCGCGCATGACCCTCTTGATCGCGACGATCCTGTCCTCGAAGACGACGATCGACGCCGACGCCTTCCGAGCTTCCTTCTCGAAGTTCGCCAAGAAGCCGAACCTCTGGATGTTCTCGACCAGCTCCACGAGCTTCCCGAAGCCGATGAGAAGTCCTCCGATGACTTCCCCGGCGACTCGGAGCGTCCCCGAGACGAACTTGTCGAACGCATTGATCCACTTCTTGACCGTCTCGGGATCCCGGAGCGCGTCGGCGAGATCCCCGAAGCCTCCGGTCAAGACGTTGAGGATCTGCTTGTACGTTCCGCTCTGCGTCACCATCAGGCCGATCGCCTCGACCATGTCCCCGAAGGCGTTCTGCGCCTGCTTCATCTTCGAGGTCGGGAGCTGCCCGAAGGCCTTCGCTGTGCCGGAGGACATCTGCTCGACAGCCTGCGCGAACTTCTCCGCCTTCGAGGAGCCCTCGTCGATAGAGACTCCGTAACGGGAGAGGCCACTCTGCCCGGTCGTGAGGATCCGAGCGAGCTGCGTGACCGCCATCTTCGCATCGACGCCGTAGGCTTCCGAGAAGTCGAGCGCGGCACGGACCGCGTCCTTCGTCTCGTTGTTCGTCATCTTGCCGAGGCCCATCGCCATAGACGACAGCTCCAGGACGAACTCGTCGCCGAAGGTCGTCGTCGCCTGGATCTCTCGGGAGAAGTCTCGGAAGACGCCGACCGTTTTCTTGACGTCTCTCCCGAGCTTCCCGGCCTGGATCGAGAGAGAAGCCTCGGCGCGAATCTGCCGATCGGCTGCTTTGTTGATCTTCCCGAGCGCACCGACCATCGAACCGAGCGCACGCTTCACGCCGGTCGAGATGACGACAAGATCCCGAAGGGAAGCCGTGAAGGCCTTCGTGGACTTCTTGAGCTTCTTCGTTTTCTTGTCGGCTTTGTCGAAGGCGTTGCCGCCTTGGAACTCGCCCTTGATCCTGACCGGAATGTCTGCCATGGGCTAGTCCTCGATCGGCGGGAACGCGATGACGCCTTGCATCTTGTGTCCCTTTGCCGCCTTCTTGAGCGCCCGGTTCCGTTCGGTCTTCATTACCTTCGCCTCGCCAAGGAGGAGGATGAGGATGCGAACGGGCATGACGATCAGGTCCCTGTATGAGAATCCGAGTTTGATTCCTCGGAGGAGGAGCCTTCGAGATCTTCGGCTGTGACCCGAAGTCCAAAGGCATCCACGAAAAAAAGCACCAGCTCGTTGGCGTTCGTTGTTACGTCGCGAGGCTTCGTCGCGAGTTGGAAGGCCTTGTAGTCCTGCTTCCAAGCCCGGTTGATCTTCTCGTCTTGCGAGAGGCCGTGGCCGCGAGAGCAAACCCACATGAGAACGGGGAGCGTCTTGATGACGTTAGCCTCCTCGAACCAAGACTGGAGGTCGTCGCCGAGGATCTCTTGCGCGTCGGCGATGTCGAGCATGTTGGGTTCCTCCAGCACGAGGAGCCGACCGCCGGAAAGCGGTAGCTCCTTCGGTGGAAGAGGAACGAGGTCGGAAGGTTTGTCCATGATTGGTTTCCTTGCTTGTGGTCAGAGGAACGCCGGACTCAAGGAAGGGTCGCAGCGATGTAAACGTTGTTGTCTGCCTGGATGGCGACGATCGGATTCGTCCCGTCATCGTGCGCGGTCCAACTCGGGTTGGCTCGAAGGGTGTTCACTCCCTCGGGTCGAGCCTCGGAACCCGGACTGATGATGCAATCCCGAGCCGTGATGACGAGCTGGTCGTCTCCGGTAGGACTCAAGGTCAGGATGATGTCCTGGGGGGTCAGGGTCTCCATCAGGTTCGCGAACTCGGTGTCCGTCCCGGGAGCTTCGACATCGGCTTCGAGGGAGACCGCACGCTTGCCGTCGACGCTCGGAGTCGTCGTTGCTTCGTCGTCCGTCACGTCGTAGTTGTGCGTGTATGGCGAGTCGATCGTCAGCGTGACGGAGTTCGCTCGAAGGTCCGCGCCTCCGATGTTCATGAGCCGCACGGCTTGACCGTTCGGAGTCTTCATCAGGTCGACCGCGAGGACGGGAGTCGTAGACTTCGCGGAGCGGGTAACGCCTCGACCAAGGAAGGTCAGAGCGATCTCGACCCACTCGTTCTCATTGAACGTGATCTGCGCCTGCGTGATGATGAGGCCTTGGTAGAAGACCGAGAGACCGTCGGTTCCGTTCGTGAAGATCTCGCAGAAGAGGTTCCTCTTCGTCGTCCCCGTCAGGATGTGCGTTGTGTCATCCGGATCGAGGAGGTTGAAGGTTCCCGTGACGGGAGGACCTCCCGCGATCGTCGGATTGTGCCCGGTGATCATCCGAAGGATGTCGCCGATTGCGGACCACGGAGCCCGGAAGGTTACTCCCCCCGAGACCCTCTTCTGCCCGGCGAACTGCAACGACGCGAGAGCGTCGTAGGTGTCGAGGTTCTGGAAGTCCATCCGATCGGTTTCACCCTGGAGGTTATGGAATCCTCCCTCGACCGGGAGGCGGAAGTCGACGTCTGCCGCGACCGCGTCCGTGGTGTAAAGCGCCGTGTATCCGAATCCGATGAAGGATCCAAGCCCTAGTCTAGCAGTCATCTAACAGTCCTCCTCAGTGTCGTCGGCGACGGGGGAAGCCTGGACCTCCACCTCCTCCCACCATTCTGGAAACCGAGGCAAAGACGAAGTGTCTTCGACCTCGACGATCTCTCCGCTACGAACGCAAGCACCGTTGACGGTGGTCGTCGCCTTCTCAATCAGTTTGTATCTCATCGAGTCGCTCTCCCTTCGACGGAAACATCCACGGAGACCGCGAAGAGCTTCCTCGATTCGTTCATGCTGACGAGGCTATCCTCGTCAGGCTCAAGGTTCAATGTCGTCGGGAGCGCCGTATGGATCTCGAAGCCAGCGATCGACGCTCCTCCGATGTCGAAGTCTGCTCCGGAGGTTCCGATAAAGGCCTCGGCGATCGCCTGCGCCCGGTCGACCCTCTTCTTCATTACGTCCTCGGTCGTCTCGTCGTACTCGTCGATGACGACGATCCGGAGGGAGGTCCCCGAGTTGATCTCGTGCCCGGTTGCGCCGTCCGGCTCCGTCTCGATCCGGAGAACCTTCACGTAGACAGAGGGAACGTGGAGCGCGAGGAGGACCGGCTCGGGGAGGTATGAGAGGTCTCCCTTCTCGACGATCGCCGTCCAGGCAAGAGCCTTGCAGAGCGTGACGACGGCTTCGAGGATCTCGTCGGTGTAGAGGGTAGTCATTGGCTGGCCTCGTCAAGAACAGCAGCAACCGCCTTCTCGACCTCCCGGTTGAAGACGGCGATGACCTCAGCCCTCGACGCTTCGAGTGCGGGAACGAGATACGGATTCGGAGGGACACCCTTCGTTGCGATCTTGTGTTGGATCGCTCGACTGACCCGGTTCAACTCAGCGCCCGATAGACCGAGAACCTTCTGCGTCCAGGCCTTGATGACGGCGCGAGGCGGGTAGCCTCCCGGCTTCCTACCGAACTCGACAAAGAAGCCGTAGTTGGCGGGATCGCCGAAGGTCTTCGAACCCTTCTTCTTCATCCCCGGCCCGATGTAGGAGATCTTCGAGGCCGTGTCGATCTTGTACCAGATGGACCCTCGGAGCGATCCGGTCGGAGTGATCCCTCGCTGTAGGTTCCGCTGTGCCTTCTTGACGACGACTTCACTCCCTCGGCGGAGCCCGTTGAGGATAGCCTTCTCGATCCTCGACGGAGCGATCTGGAGCGCACGCTGGACTCTGGAGGTATCGACTGTGAGGGAGATCGAAACAGTCATGCGACCTGCACCCTCTCGGCAAGTAGAACTTCGAGATGGTCCTCCTCCGCGCCGAAGGAGGCGAACGGTCTCGCGATCGAGCGAACGACCAGCTCGAAGCCGGTCTCGATCCAATCCACATGATCCCCGTCCTGGAGATCCTCACTCGCCATGAAGAAGGCCGAGTAGGTTCTCTGGACTGCTACGCCGTGAGGCGTGTCGACGAGGCTCTCTCCCTCGGCCTGGATGTAGCATTGCACGGTTCCGACCGCGACGCTGCTATGCGTGTATTCCTTCGAGGCGATCGACTTCGTGGGTCGACTGATCGTTGCCGTGTGAACAAAGAGACCTTCGATCATGCATAGAACCTTGTCCTCTGCACTCCTCGGTATTGATCGAGGAAGCCCTGCGCCTCTCGGGGGAGCTTCTGCGCTGTGAAGCTCTCCGAGTATCCGCCGACGGATCGAGAGGAGATCCCCGCCGCCTTCCGGCGGTTGAAGATCATCCCGGCCCAGATCATCGCGCCCATCTTGACGTCGTCCGGGACAGCGGCAAAGCCGCCGTCGTAGTCGATCCGGATGTTCATGTTACCTTCCGGCCAGATCGCCTCGTTCGAGTGGAGGAGTCCGTCGAGGGTCGCGTCGACGCGAAGGAAGATCCCCGCGTCCGAGTCGAACCGGAAGTCCGTCGCCGCGAGAGTTGTCGTCGCGTCCCAGGTCTGGATCGAAGAGATGTAGACCGTCGGCGAGGCGGAGCGAACCGGAGGCTGTCTGACTTGCAGAGTCTTCTTCCCGTTCCCGGATTGGATCTCCGTGTAGGACACAGGCTCCAGGTTCCGCCGCAGATACTTCTTCACCGAGGCAGTCACCGAAGTTGCAAGGGTAGCAATGAAGGCATCGTAGGTCGCAACCGAGATACCGAAGTGCGTCTTGAACTCTGCCGCAGTGAAGAGTGCCACGGGTTACTCCTCCTCTTCTTCGTCGTCGTCTTCGTCTTCGTCGAGATCGACGACAGGGTCGACGTCCGAGGGATCCGTCTGAGGGACCTCATCCTTCTCGTCGCCGACGACTTCCCAGGCTTCGGGTTCGTCCGAGAGGAGGACCTCGACGATCTCGTCGGAGGCCTCGTAGACCTTCCCGTCGATGTGCGTCAGCTCCGGCCTCTTCGCGAGCTTCTTCCAGTCAGAGCCTTTGGTGATGTTGCGAATCTGCATGTCTTGTTCCTTTGCTTTCGGTCTTGAAAAGTGCCCCGTTGTGACCTTCCTCGCGCCCACGGGGCAACAGATGCGATTGCAAGCAAGGAGGACCGAGGCCCTCCGAGTGCCTAGATGATGTTGATCAGCGCCAGCGTGTGAGGCGTCAGGATCGGAGTCGTCGCGGCTCCCGCGTTCTCGACCATGTTGAAGGACCAACGAGAGGTCGCGATCATCGAAGTCACGCCGGACTCGATGTTCTTGTCCTGCTCGAAGACGGTCGTCCGACGATCACCGAGACGCCAGCGCGAACGGTTCACGAGGAGCGCACGCGAGGAGGTGTTGGCCTGCGCGTCGGTATTGACGCCGGTCGTATGGACCGCCGCTTCCCTCTCGCCGACGGCGTGAGAGATGAAGACCGGCACACCGTAGACCCGAGCGACCTCTCCCGTGAGGATCGTTGCCCGTGCGCCGTACTTGTCGAGCGTCAGGAGGTTGGTGTCGACGAGCATATCGAACCAACGCTTCGGGCCGAGGAGGAGCGCGACCTCGTTGAGGCGTCCGGCTCCGTACTTGCCCATGAGGGTCAGACCCGCCGCGATCTTCGTCGAGGTCAGGGTAGCCGCAGCGCAGTCGTAGTCGGAGCGATCTCCGGCGACGGCTTGGTCGAGGCAATACTGGAACATGCCGTTGAACCCGTGCTGCGGGAAGTTGGCGGCTCCAAGGGAGGCGGTGTCGTAGTCGTCGTCGAAGTGGGCAGCGGCATCCGTGTCGCCGTTGACCATCGCCTGCGTCAGAGACTCCGCGAGGCTCCGAACCATGTTGGCGCGGACGATCGGAGCGATCGCGATGATCGAGTCCTCCGAGAGGATGTTCGTGAACTTCTGGAGGTTCGCGAACTCCTTCGCCGTGAACGTCACCTTCCCCGAGGTCAGCTCTCCGGCGGAGGGAGCGGTTCCTTCCGAACGGATGTAGCCCTGGCCGATCCCGGTCAGGAGAGGCCAATCGAAGGTAGGAGTCGGCTGGTTGAAGGTCGGGAACAGATTGACCTCGGGAGTCGCCAGACGGACTTCGTCGAGGAGGTTCGAGGAGGTCCCGGTCGGAACCCACTCGTCCGCGCCGGTCGCGGTCGTCGAGTCGAGGGTCTTCGTGACGCGAGCGAAGGCTGAATGCAAGCGATCCCATCGAGCGCCAAGCTCGGGGAAGTACTTGCAGAAGGTAGCCTTCTCGCCGTCCCGAGCCTTCTCATGCTCGTAGTTCACGCCACGGGTTGCAGCCATCAGGCGATCCGCGATGTAGATCGTGTCGCCGAGATGGAGAGCCCGCTGGACTTGCCCGTCGAGGACCGTGTCTTTGATCTGCCCTGAGACGAGATCATCCTCGAAGACTCGGCAGACGTACTCGCCTTCCCCGGTCTTCTTGTCTCTCGGAGCGATCCCCGAAGCGCCGAGGCTGTACATGCTCTTCGCAACGTCGATGTCGACGTCGACGTCGAGGACGTCTTCCTCTTTGCCTCCGCGAGCCTTCGACTCTTCGAGGACCTTGTGCATCTCCTCGAAGTCTGTCCCGATCTTGTCGAGACGTTCTTTGAGTTCACCGACGGACTTCTTGTCGGCGAAGTTCTTCTTCGCCTCCTCGACTGCCGCCTTCGTCTCCCCGATTAGGGTGATCAGTTCTTCCGTCATAGTCTCTCTCCGCTAGTGAAAGCTCCGAACGAGGTCTCGGAGGTCGGTGATCGCCGCCTTCGTTGCCCCGTCTTCGCGTCGTGTAGACGCGAGCGCAATCACCCGCATCCGTAGGTCATCGAGTGCCGAGACCGTCTCGGCGTCCAGTGCTTTTCCGGCGACGAGTTGCTTCGAGAACTCGTCGAGAAGGATTGCCGCTCGCTTCATGACTTCGACGTCAGTCGGAGCCGAATAGATGGTCTTGACCCGGCCTTCGACGAACTCGTCGAGGGACATCGCCTTCGCCATGCGAACCGCCGCTCCGACGTTCGAAGGGATGTTCACGAGGGAGCCTTCGAACAGCTCCGCCTTCAAGATCTCCGCCGGGGTGATCTGTTTGCCTTCGTCGTCGCGCTCCGCAGGCTTGCGCTTGAGGGTCCGGAAGCCAACCGAGATCGAAGAGATGAATCCCTTCTCCACGGCGAGCGCGAGGTTGTCGGTCAGCTCGTCGTCTCCCTCTGGACGGAAGACGCCCTTCCCGACCGTAGGCTTGCCGTTCTTCCCGACCTGGATCTCCTCCCATCTACCGATAGGCGGGATGAAAGGATTGTGGTTGTAGAGCATCTGGGGGTTCTTGAGGAAGGTATCAATGTTCTCCTCCCAAGCCGCCTGCCTGATGATCTCTCCGTCCCGGTCGACGCGCTCGTCCGAGAGGACGGCGTCGAAGCTCCGGGTCTTCGGGTCGTAGGAGGCCGACTTGATCTCAGTCGGCAAGCTCATTTTGTTCGTCATTGCATCGTCCTCCGAAGTTCTTCGAGGCACTGAAGGCCAAAGAAGAACGCCTTCTCGTCGCTCTCCGGAACAAGAGAGCAGCGACAGTTCACCGTCTCGTGGGCCGCAGCTTGCGGGTCTCCCGGAAAGCTGAGTTCCGTCTCCGTTCCTCTCTCGTTGTCGATCAGAACGAAGTCGTCTCCTACCAGGATGGGCTCCGCCGAATATCGTTGCTCTGCTTCGAGGTGGCTGTCTCTCGTGAGTTCGTCGAGGGACGATAGCCACGACTTGCGCGGAGTGCCAGCCTCGATGAAGGCCTCTTGCCCCCCGAGGTTGTAGGCTCCGACGACCTCCGTTTGTGCAATCTTGAGCGCCCGCGCCGCGTTGAAGACGGGGATCTTCTCGATCCTCGATGCGATCTCCATTGGGCTCTCTCCGTTGTCGAGCCCTGCCTGGATCTCCTTCATCACAGCCTCGCGAGTCGTCTCCGTGATGTTTCGGATCCGCGTCGTGAAGTGCTTCTCGATGTGGTCGAGGATCCTCTGATTGCCGAGGTTGAAGTTCGAAGTGATCGAGGAGACCTCGGACACGAACGGAGTCTCGTCCTTTGCGACGTAGACCGGACCGCGCTTCTCGAACCCGAACCGGCGGAGGGTCTCCTCGCCTCCCGCCTTGATCACGGCGAGGATCTCCGGGACAAGGATCCGCATCGAGTCGGACATCTCTCCTTCGGTCGAGAAGATCGAGTCGACGTTCGAGGGAAGCATCCCGGACTCCCGGACGCGATCCCCGAGCCTCTCGCTCTGCTTCTGCATCAGGATCGAGATCGAGGCGGAGAGCCTCTTCTGCTGCCGCTCGATCGAGTTCCCGATCGCCTCCCGGGAAACGCCCCGGACACGAGCGGAGGCTTTGACGACCTCCACCCGCGCCGAAGCAGCGTCTCTCTCTGGTGGCGCAGGTTCCGGTTCCCCACTTGCAGCGATCGCGCTGCCCAAGTCCTCGACCGCTATCGGATTCTGAGCCAGCGGCATTAGCAAGACGTCCCCACCCGCGACGGGCTCCCGACCCGCCAGGATTCTAGCCTCATTCAAAGTCGCAGTTCCCGCTTGGTAGTCCGCCCGAGACTGTTCCCGCCGCTTGTCAAGTTCACCAGTTAGAGCCGCGATCTGCTTGAAATCAGGAACCAGCTCCAGCCCGGAGGAGATCTCCGGTTGGATCCAGAACTCCGTCATAGGACCGAAGAACTCAGCGAGTTCCGGCTTCCCTACGTGATCCCAGAAGACCGTCTGCTGTTCCTTCGCGTTAGCGTAGGTCGCAGAATCAAAGTTGTTGACATGGGTTGGAGCGGCTCCGAAGGCTGCGGAGATCGCTTCGCGGGAGTACCTGCGACCGTCCAAGAACTGGAGGTCGCGGTTCGAGACAGTGTCCGGCTTCCAGTTGAAACCGGCGGGAAGGATGAGGAGATCTCCCGCGCTCTTCGCGCCGGAGAGTTGCTCCCGGATGCTCTCGGCGATCGAGAGGAACTCGTCCTCGCCGAACATCTCACCCTCTTTGGGTTCGAGGACTCCTCCCGGACGCCCGAAGTTCTCAAGGAGAGAGGCGTTGTAGAGGAGTGCGTTGACGTCGACCTCGATCTCTCGCCGGATAGGTGCGACCGGAGAGAGGCCTCGGTAAGGCGTCTTGGGGTTGTAGTTGATAACCGGAATGATGTCGTCCGGTCCATAGGAGACGGTCTTGCCTGCGATCCGAGCTTTGAAGCCTCCGAAGAGATTCACCCCGGAGCTGTCCGGGAAGACGTCGATCGCAGCGGGAGGGATGATGAAGAAGCGGTTCGTGCGCCCGGCGAGGTCTCGTCCCTTCTCGATGAAGGCCTCTCCGTCGAGGAGCTTATGGACGAAGTAGGAGATCGCGAACGCTTGGTAGGTCTGATGCGAGTTTGCCCGGCGGAGGATGTCCAGGATCCTCTTTGCGTCAGGGCTCTTCGACTCGATCTCCGTCCCGGTCTCGACGACCATCGGGCGAATCGACGCGAGGGTCTTCGCGATCCGATACACGGAGGCGTAGACCCAGACGTTGATCTCCGCAGCCTTCTCCATCGAGGAGAGGTCGAAGACAGGACGAGCGCCGCCCATGCCTTTGATATGCGCAGCCAACGGCTTGAACGTCGCCGACTTCTTCGAGGTCGGTTCCGTTGCCTTCGTCGTGCTTGCTCCCGGCTCTTCGATCCTCGTCATCCCTTCCCCCATGTCGGGTTTCCGTGATCTTGACCGGGCAAGGGGGGGGTATGTCAAGCCCCAACTCGGACGCCGAGGTTCCGTTTCTTTATCCCCCCGAGAGTGTGCAAGAGGTAGCGGAGGGAGTCGAGAGCGTGGTCATCCTGCTTGTCCTTCGGCGCGTCACCGCCTTGTTTTCCCCACTCGTAGGCCATTAGCTCCCGGATGAGGTTCTTGCAGGATCGGTGGATGAAGAGCCTCGGACGACCGTCGCGCTGGACCTTGAAATAATGCGAGACTGTCTCGATTCCGGGGAGGATCTCTTTCTTGGCGCGTCTCGTTCGGACTCCGCGAGAGAGGAGTTCGGCTCTTCCCTGTGCATCCCAGTCCGCAACGCGCTGGGTGATCTTCTCCTTCTGGCCGTGTGGACCGGCGAGGCGGATGCGCCCGGTTCGAGCGTCTCGCTTGAACTCGAAGCCCTCCGCCTTCGCGATGTAGCTGACTACGTCGTCGTGGAGTTGCTGCTTCCGGTAGAACTCGCGATAGATGTAGAAGCGCCCGTCCTCGTCCTTCGCCGCCCAAAGGCAAACGAACGGATCCTGGAAGCCGAAGTCGAAGGAGCAATACCTCTTCCAACCCTTCTTCGGCCAGTCGAGGCGGAAGGATCGAACGTGGATGTCCGCGTCGAAGCCTGGGTAGATGAGGCCATGCTTCGGACGAGCCTTCCCGAGAACCTGTTCGTCCCAGGCGTGGTCGTCCATCTCCTCGGTCCATCGAGCGATCGAGTGGAGGTCGATCGTCGGGTTCGCCCGCGTGTCGGCCCGAATCGAGAAGTAGTCTGGGTCATCCCCGGTCAGGCCTTTGTTGAAGAGACGGTTCGTCCAGCCCATTCCGGCGGGGGAGGCGGGGAAGACCATCATCCCATCTCGGTTGACCATGCGCATACGGAGCCGCTCTTCGAACGTGAACTCGTCGATCAGCGGAGCTTCGCAGACGAGCATCCAATCGAGTTCCTCCGAGAGGAGCGCCGCCGACCTCGCCTGCTGCGCCGACTTACACTTCATGAAGCTCCGGGGGTAGCCCGGTCCCCAGTTGAAGACCAGCTCCATAGCTCCGGCGTCCGGTCGGTTGTGGAACTTCTCGATGTAGGGTTTGAGGATCGGTCCCAACTTCGGATGCTCGATCGACGCCTCGATGATGTAGCCGAACTCCTTGATCGTGTTGATGTACTCGGGGCCGACGATCCAGCCCTGCGTTCCCGGCGAGAGGACAAGAGGGAGGACCTCCATCGCCGCCGCGAAGCTCTTCCCGTAACGGGAGCCCCCCGCGAGGCTCTTGAAGTGCGCCGTCGAGGCGTGGAGCTTGCAGGAAGGGTGCGCCGGTTTGTAGTCAATCCGGTCATAGAGCTCACCCTTGTCGAAGATGCACTTCGAATCGAGAGGCTCCGGGTACCACATAGGGACCTTCCGAAGGTGTCCGGCGTCGTCCTGGACTTCCTTCCATGCCGAGATGTAGTCGGAGAGACGGATCTCTCCGCGCTCCCATCGCTTCCGATGCTCTTCGAACCATGCGACGAGCGTCGGGTCCCATCGCCCTTTGTCGGCGAAGAGGTCCTTCGCCTTCATAGAACCCCGTCGTACTTCTGCAAGCGGTAGTCGACAGGGTCTCCGAGGTAGGCTCGGAAGAGCTTGGCGCGAAGGTGCGCCGCCTTCCCGGTCTCGGTCTCGTCGTTCGACCAACGCTCTCCGATCGAGAGGACGGCTCGCATCCAGTTCTTGTAGTCGGTCCCGGTATCGTCGACGCAGAAGTCCTCGTCTCCGTACCAAGTCGAGGGGAACTCCTTCCCCTCCAGCTCCCAGGAGATCCTCTGAGCGAACTTCAACTCAGGCCCTTCCCACCAGAAGGCGTGAAGGAGGAGGCTCTTTGCGACGAGGTTGACGATCCTCTCGACGGCAAGAGCGGTTGTATGCCATCCCGCATCGACGAGAACCTGCCGGAATGCGTCGAGACCCATGCAGAAGATCCCGTCCTCCCAGCAGATCCAGCCGCACTTCTTCCCTTTGAAGACTCGGTTGTCGCCGCAGATCACCCGATAGACAGGGATCGCAGGGAGAGGTCCGGCGAAGTGTGGCTCGATCGTCTCGTGGAACCGCGCCTTCGCGTGGTTGAGGAGTTCGAGGTTGCCGGTTGCCCGGTAGTTGTCGGCGACGTTCAGGAAGCCGCGTCCGATGTGGCGTCCGGTTCCAGCTCCGGCGGTAGGCCAGCGAGGCTTCTTCGAGGGGAGTGTGTGCCTTGCGATCCAGTGCTGCGCCTTCATCTCCAGCGCGAGGCGGGAGGCTTCGCCGTCGTTCGCGAGAACGTCCACCGAAGGCCATAGCGCGGAGACGTCATGCTCGTCGTCGTTCGGTAGCCAGTTCGGATTGTAGAACCCGCCGGTCTGGTCCTTCCTCCGCATCCGGTCCGGACAGACGTTCGTGTCGTAGTGGAGGCCTTCCGTGAAGGAGATCCAGTCGGGATGATTCCTCGCGAGAGCGATCTCCCCGTCCTCCTCGAAGAACATGATCGGACGATTCACCTCTTGCCGAGCGATCTGCCCGTCGAGATAGAGGGTCTTCTCCGGCATCCTGCCGCGAGATCCTACGTATGCGTAGGAGTCGAAGCCCTGCCAAGCCCCGAATCCCCCCTGTTCTCCCGTGTCCCCAGGCCTCTTCGAGCCGATCCAGCCGACGTATGCGAGGAGATCATCCCTCCTTCGCATGAATGCGTTTAGTTTCTGTGAACTGTTTAGAAGATGTGAACCCTCAGTCAAGGGCCACGGGTCGCGATGCCAAGGTCCTTGCAGCATCTCGGAGTCCGGTCCTCCGACGAGAGGTCCGCTCCACGCCGAGAGGAGGTCGTTCCGTTCGCCGTGCTTCGAGAGGACGAGCTTCGTCGCCGAGTAGAAGAGGAAGGCTCCGTCGAACGAGATCGACTGCCGGTCCGTGACCTTCGCCTCGAAGGCGACTCCCTCGGGGGAGTTCACGGAGTAGACCTTCACGAAGACCGGCGGCATCTTCCCTCCGCAGCGGAAGGCGACCTTCCTTGTCTTCGCCTCCGTCGTCGTCAGGTTCTCGAAGGAGATCATTGCCTCGAAGGGCATCACTGAATCGCCGCGTCCGAGGATCGTCCATAGGCGTCCGTAGAAGCCCGGACCTTGGCAACGCCACTCGAACTTAGTGATCGCCGGTTCGATCGAGCCCGGGAGGTTGGCGGTCCAAGTCGACTTCTTGAGAGTCAGTGGATAGGAGACGCCGTCGACAACGAACTCTGGTCGGAAGAGGCCTCCTCCGATCGTCGCCTTGACCGCCGGGGAGAGGAAGTCGAGGTCGGAGACCATCTCGATCGCCGCCTCGATCGCCTCGTTGGATACCAGCGTTGACCCGACAGGTGCGAGGACGGGCACCGCGAAGATCGAGCCGCCGGGGTTCGAGCGAACGGAGATCCCGGCCATCTGTTCCATCTCGGATCCGAAGAGGACCCATTGCTGGCGAGCGTACCGGGTAGGGTTCAGGATTCGTAGCGTCATCGAGCTTGCTCCTTGCTTCTGCGTTTACGTTCGGCGACGAGGTCCCGGAGCGCGAGTCGCTCCGCCTCGGCTCTCGGGAGGATACCATCGAACTCTCGGATCGCTGCCCGCTCCTCGAAGAACTCCCGGTCCTCCGGTGTCATCGAGCGAAGCCCTTCTTCCGAGCGACCTCGATCGCAGCCATCGCGAGGCCCTTCGCCGCCTTCCGAGCTTCCTCGGGAACGGTCCCGTCCGGGAAGATGATCCGGAGGAGGACAGCCTGCTCGAACACGGAGCAAGCCCGGAGGAGGTTCGTCCCGAGCGCGACGGCGACGTCTTCGAGGTCGAACACGGCGAGATCCCAAAGGGTGTCCCAATCGTCTTGGTCTTTCACGGGCTCGAAAATCAGAGAGCCGTCGAACCCTCCCTTGCCAACCCGAGGCCAGTTCGCGACGAGAAGCACGAGCGCGTAGTCGGAGACGAGCGTCGCCGGGTAGAGGTTCTCCATCGAGGCGACCTTCTTCTTCTCGGAGAAGAGGACCTCCTTCGCCGTCAGCTTCTCGCGATCCGGAATCACAAGTCGATCCTCTCGATCCGGTTCGGGTAGACCGTCGGAACAGCCTGCGTCCCGAGGTGATCGAGGGTGAGGATCTTCGGCACGCCCACGCGCCCGCCCTCGGCCCGTTCCTTCCCTTCGACCTCGACCTGCCGCATCTCGGCGACAGCCTTCTCCGCTCCGTTCTTCGCCGCCCCTTCGAAGGCCGCGTCGATCGCTCCCGACTCGATCCCCATCTCGTCGAGGTCCCGAGCCGACGACTTCTTCGAGAGCTTCGCCGAGATCTCGTTCCCCGTCGCGCCGTCCCGAGCCGCGAAGGCAATCTCGGAAGCCGGTCCGAAGGCCGCAGTCAGCGCAGCAAGAGCGCCCTGCATAGGATCGGCCACCGGCGCAACGTGCGAGAGGTAGACTTGCCCCGCCTTGATCTTCGCTCCTTCCGGAACCTCGGGATCCTGGACGATGCGAAGAAGCTCCGCGAGGACTACCCCACTCTGCTTCCGCACGTAGGAGAGAAGGCTCTTCTCCCACCACTCGACGAACTCCGCCCGCCGACGCCACTGCATAACCGTCTTGAAGTGCAGCCCGCAGACTCTCGCGATACTTCTCGCTCCCCGGATCCCCGGGTTCTCGATCGCGACACGGAGAGCCGCGAGCTGATTCCTCGACGGACGCCACGGCTTCGAGACCGAGAGAGCCCGCCCCTTCCGCCTCCGAGGCTCCGTCGTCTCCCGTTCAGAGGGACTGATCAGCCCGCCCCGGTCGAGGTTTCTGGACGGATGAGGTTGGAAGGATTCACGGTCTGACATGCTTACGGGTCTCTCCTTCCCCTGGGGGGGTCGCGTTGTGATTCTCGACCACCCCCCCCCAGTGGCAGGGATACGGTCCACCGAAACCCGATAAGGTCCGTTATCGGAAGCCACCCTCGAAGAGGTACGAGAGGCCACTGGCTCTCCCCCTCGCCCGCACCCGCGACGCCGTGCGTCGGCGCTTCGTGCTTCCTCCCGCCAATCGCGCTCCCCCCATCTCGCATCGCTTCGCTCGCTCGATCCCCTCGGCATCGAGAGCTGCCGCTCCCGACGCCTTCGATGATACTCCTACGAATACCGAGACTCCCTCGCCGCGTCAACCCCGCGCCGGTCTTCGTCGAGAGGCGGGGGTGTTCGCTGTGCACGGGGCTCAGTCCTCGAAGGTAGGCGGTACCGGGTGGATGGTGAGCTTACTGAGCGCGGCTGCTCTACCCGCCTCGAAGCAGGCCTGTACCGAGAGGCCTCGCTGCTTGGCTGTGATCGTAGCCTTGCGGGTCAGCTCCTTCTCGTTGAGCGAATCGCCTGCCGAGAGGATGATGATCGCTCTCTCGTCCTCTGGAACGTCGGGTAGGGACCAGGGGATGGGGGCACCCTCTGGGGTCGAGTGGTGGGCTGATCCGTGCTTGACTAGGTCGAGGTAGCGCCTCGCGAGAAGCCTCGTCCTGATCTGGTCCTCGGTCAGTAGGGCGCAGCCCTCAGCTAGCTCTCGCGCCTCCTTCTGGAGCTTCTCCTCGATCTCGATCCCGAAGGGATGGGCCACGTTCTTCGCCCGTTTCTCCCTTGTCCTGATCTTCGTTAGAGCGCCCTTGCGACGCTCCTCGCTGTGCAAGAGGTCCGAGAAGGCCTTCGGCGAGGGATCTCTTCCCGGGTTCGTTCGTAGCGCCTCCCAGGCCTTGAGGACGTCCCTTCCTCGCCAGCCCTCGTGATAGAGCGCCTCGGCCAGCTGGGCTCTCTTGACCTTGGCGTTAGCGTAGACCTTCCTGATCGCGAGGGTGTCTCCGATCGACTTGACCCAGTCGGCCTTGTCGGCCTCTCCGTCGCGTTGTTTCCGGATCGTTTCCTTCTCGTCCTTCGAGGGGAGCTTCTTCCCGACGTAGAAGTCCGGATCATCGGGATAGAAGTCCTCCTCGACAGGTCCTCCGCGAGAGGCCTCAGATTGCTCTGTACGGGCTCCGGCCTCTGGGGGGGTCTCGGTAGTCGCGTCAGGGGCCGTTTCTACGGGAGGCGAGGAGGGAGGCTCCTTCTGGGTGGGCTTGCTATGCTTCCCTCCTGGAACCTTGGCCTCCCCGAAGTAGGGCTCGATTCGATGCTTCGTTGACTCTGGGTCCGACTCTGGTCGTAGGGCTCTCGCCATCCTCGGTAGCTCGACGGTCTCAGCCTCCGGATCGGAGCCGGAGCCCCCAGGCGCAGGTTCCGGTTCCGAGGAGGAGGCGGTACCACGAGAGACGTTCGTCGAAGGAGAGCGAGCTTCGCCTGTAGGCTCGCTCTCCTTCTCCTGGGTTAATCTCTCTTTCTCTCTCTCTAGTCGTTCACCGTTCCGTTTCTTTGTTACGGAGGAGGCGTTCTCCCTCGTTTTCCGGTCCTCTTCGAGCCTCTTCTTCGCCTGATGTCGGCGGTTCCTCTCGTTCTGCGAGAGGGGGGTCTCCCAGGTCTCGTCCCATCCTACGATCTCGTAGTCGGTCTCTCCCTCGCAGAAGGCGAGAAGCTCGTTCTCGACGAGGCGCTCGATCCCAGCCTCCACCTGGATCTCATCGAGGAGGAGGAGGAGCTTCGCCGAGACGATCCTCGGCCTGAGCTTGCGCGCCGGGATGATCCCCCCGAGGCGCTCCGTCCTGTTCATCGAGAGGATCTCCAGGAAGACGATCGCTCCCGCGACCCCCGATTCTGCGACCTTCTCGTTGCGGAAGTAGTTGCAGTCTACCTTCATCCATTCCATGTCTCTGACTCCGGTCATCGTGATTTACTCCTTCGCGTCGGGACATCCGGCGCACTTCGAGGAGACCTTACGCACGGTGAACGCGAATAAAACGAGAAAGCCACGAATATGGCGAAGTGGTTCTCGTATCCCGGTTAGAGGTCGCTAGGATTTAGCGAACCCGAAGCCACGGAGCGAACAAGATGACGACCCCCCGCACGACCGCCGAACTCGAAGCCCGCCGCGAAGAACTCAAGCTCGAACTGAGGCACGGACGCCTCCAGCTCGGAGACCCGAGGCACGCTCGACGCCACGCATACCTCCTCGACGCGATCGCCTCCTCCGAGGGGGCACTGATCTGGGTCGAGGCCGAACTACGCACAAAGGAGCAAAGACGATGACCATCCAGACGAACGCCGAACTCGAAGCCAGCCTCCTCCGTCTCGAAACAGACCTCGCACTCGATCGAGGCCTCCTCGCGACGATCCGCCACGAGGCCGACATCTTCCACAACGAGGAGGACTATCCCACGAGGGGAGAGACCCTCGATCAGCTCAAGGTCGAGGCGTACGAGACGAACAACCGGATCGCCGCCAACGAGGGGGCGCTGGCCTGGGTCCGCGCCGAACTCTCTCGCCGGGAGAAGAACCAAGCAGCCTACGACAGGGCCTGCGCCCACGTTCAGAGGACCTTCGAGAATCACTTCGACTGCTAACACTCAGGGGAGCGCACTCCGCGCTCTCCGCAACCACGGAGCAAACACGATGAACCTGACCCTACACCGAGAAGCCTACTCCGACTGGCCGGTCGATCTCGCGCACGCGACCGAGGAGGCCAACGCCGTCTGGTCGTACGCCGGAGGACGCACCCTCAGCCGCCGGGAGTTCTGGATCTTCCGTCAGCCCTCTGGACGCTTCTACGTCCGGCAGAAGTCGAACTTCGGCTGGATGATCGTCACAGACGACGCGACGACCCTCCGCGAAGCCAAAGCCTCCTGCGAGGAGGAAGCTCGATGACCCGCGACTCGCAACGCTCCGCTGTCTATCGGTGGGAGGTCCGGCTCGTCAACCAAGTCGACCCCGACACCCGGAAGGCACTCCTCCGCGAGCTTACCCTCCGCGAGTGCGCGACCCTCGTCCACGAGGTCTGGGAGTCGTACCGAGGACCGAACGCCAAGCCGCCGGTTGTCGGAGACGGTCGCGGGAGGAGGAGCGCCTGCGGCTCTCGCCGGAGGATCGCTCTCCCTCTCTACGCACGCAACGTGCAGACCGTCCTCCACGAGGTAGCGCACTCGCTCCTCGACGGCGACGGTCCCTGGCACGGGCCGAAGTTCGCCCGGATCCTGGTCGAGTTGTTCGAGGACCACGCCGGACTCGACCCATCCTTCGCGGTCGCTCTCGGTCTCGAACAGCGCCCTCGCATGGTTCGGTTCGCGCATCCCGGGCAGTGCCCGAAGCCGCTCTCTCGGGTCGACCGGGCACGCATCGAGAAGATCGCTGTCCTCCGGCTGGAGCGGCAGCGGCATCGTCGAGCGATCGACGAGATCACCTCGAAGATCCGAGACCTCAAGACATAGCCTCTTCGCCTCCTCGGCTCGTCGCCGAGGGGGCATTCTCACAACTACAACACAGGAGCAAACACGATGCGATTCATAGCAGCCCTCGTTCTCTTCCTCTCGCTGACTTCATGCGGGACACTCTTCTCGAAGGGAGGAGGCGACATCATGGTCACGAGCAAGCCGAGCGGAGCCGAGATCCAGCTCGACGGCAAGGAGGTCGGAGTCACTCCGGCGCAGGTCCACCTGAAGCAGAACGCGAAAGGGAAGATCACTGTCTCCCTCTCAGGCTACGTCCCGCAGACCCGCAAGGTAGGGACGAGCATCCAACCGGCGACCTTCCTCAATCTCTTCTGGGGATACCTCGCGCTGCCGTTCTTCCTCGTCGATGCAGCGAGCGGGAACGTCACGAACTGGGACGAGTCCGGCATCTACTTCAAACTCGCAGCAGACGAGATCTCGCAATAGCACCTTCTCGGCGGTCTGTTCATATTCGGTGAACATTCCGCCGAGATTACATGGATGGTCAGCGATATTTAGTGACGGCTTCGTAGGGTAGGGAGTCGGCGAGAGGGTTTCTCGCCAAGGAGCAAATAAGATGACGAACGCGAAAGCACTCACCCAGATCCTCGCCCGCTACGGAGTCGCCAACGGAGACATCTCCTGGCTCGACGACGAAGGCCTCCTCAACCTCGAAGGCGACCTCGTCGACTACCTCGACGAGCGGTTCTCCTCTCTCTCCCGCAGCGATCGCCGCCGCGTCGAGAACGCGATCGACGGCGTCAACACGATGATCGACCGGCAGATTCAGCGCAGCTCTCGACGATAGAACACCGGAGGCTTCGGCCTCCACTTTCCCCGCCTCCCCGAGTCGAGCGGTCTCGGGGGGGCACCTTCTTCGACCGCTCGTAACCACGGAGCCATACGATGACACTCACTTTCAACTCGACCGACGGAATCTCTCTTCGCGCCCACGACCAGTGGAGAAGTCGTCCCGACGACGAACGCTTCGCAAGCCTCGAAGCCCTCCACGCCGACGCAGTCCGCGACCGCGACTCCTCGTACTCGGTCGAGACGGTCGCCGGAGACCTCCACGCCTCGACCTCGGACGATCGCCTCCAGCTCGTCTCGGGTTCTTCCCGGTTCGACCTCACGAACTTCGCCTTCGACCAGACCTGCACTCGCGTCGGCTGTCCTCCTACCTACCTCTCGAAGATCCCCGTCGAACTCGCCGCCCGCTGTCTCGAAAACGGGCTCCGCGCTCAGACCGACGACCTCAAACGGGAACTCTACGTCACCCCGGATCGCAGCGACTGCGAGCAGCACGACCTCCGCTCCGTCCTCTCCGACCGATACCAGCGCATCCACGACGCCGACATAACCGAGCGCCTCCTGGAGATGCAGGAGAACGGGTGGAAGGTTCCCCCCTCCGCAGGCGACCAGCCCGCAGGCCTGTACCGAGGCGAGCGCGATCTCTTCGCCTTCCTCATCACCGGCGGTTCCTTCCTCGACGAGCCCGGAAGAGGCGGAGCCGACGGAGGCCTCCATCGAGGCGTCTTCGTCTCGAACTCCGAGGTAGGCTATCGGAAGCTGAACGTCACGACGTTCCTCCACCGAGGAATCTGCGGCAATCACATCGTCTGGGGCATCGAGAACGCCGTCGAGATCGACCTCATCCACACCGGCGACATCCGGGAGAGCTGGACCGCGAGCGTCACCGGCGCGATCGAGGCCTTCGCCGCCTCGACGACCGAGAAGGACCTCGCGAAGATCCGCTCCGCTCAGAGTATCGTCCTCGGGAAGAACAAAGACGAGGTCCTCGACGCGCTCTTCGGCCTCGGCGGTAAGATTAGGCAACGCGCCGTCTTCACCGAGAAGCGCCTCCGCGCAGCCTACGAGATCGGCGAGCGGTTCGTCGACCAGGACGGCAGTCCGAACACAGCCTGGGGCGCAGTCAACTCTCTTACCCGCCTCTCCCAGGACGAGACGACCGCCGAGCAGCGCACGAAGATCGACGTCGCCGCCGGGAAGCTCCTCCAATACGTCACGAACTAGAACGTCCCGGAGGGGAACCCCCCTCCCTACGAGACCGCCCTCCTCTCCGGGATAGCGTTCACCCCCCTCGGTCGATACGATCGAGGGGGGTCTTTCATGTTTTGGAGCAAACCAACCCACTCGATCGAGTTCTTCGGCGGTCCCTATGATGGGCGAGTCTTCGCCCTCGAACTGGGGCTCGTGAAGCCAATCTTCGCGGTCCTGTTCGACCATTCCGGGCAGGTCTCGAAGCAACAATACAGGCTCGTGACCGACATCGTCGAGGGGGGTCGACACCCTCGGCAGGTTTACGTACATGACCGCAGCCTTCCTTCCTACCTCTCACTCTGGCGAAGCCTCGGAGGCATTCCGCGTGACCAACGTACCTAGCAACCTCGAACCTCTCTTGACCCCGATCGACTCCCTCCGCTTCGATCCGGCGAACGCTCGAACGCACTCCGTTCGGAACCTCGAAGCGATCAAATCCAGCCTTGCGCAGTTCGGGCAGGTCAAGCCGATCGTCGTACAGGACGAGACGAGCATCGTCGTAGCAGGCAACGGCACGCTCGAAGCCGCGAGGGAACTCGGCTGGGATTCAATCGCCGTGGTGCGGGTGAAGATGTCGCAGGCCGAGGCGACCTCCTTCGCGATCGCCGACAACCGGACCGCCGAGCTGGCCGAGTGGGATGACGACACCCTCGCGCAGCTCATTGGATCTCTCACGGACGACGAGGAGCTTCTCCTCTCGTCAGGATTTACAGAGGACGAGATCGCGAACCTCTTCGACGGTCTCGGGGGAGGAGGAACGGAGAGCAACGACGAAGACGCTGACGACCTCGGGATGATCCTCTTCTCCTTCGGTAGTGTGAAGGGTCGAGTCTCGAAGGAGACGTTCGACGCCTTCCTGACGCGCTACAACTCGACGCGAGAGTCCTCGCCGACGATCGACGAGGCCATCCTGGAGCTTCTCGGATGACTTCCGCAAAGAAGCTCGGGGAGTCGATGCAAGACTCCGTCCGCAAGAGGAAGGCGATGGTCAAGAAGTTCGGCTTCGTCCCGATGTCCGTCTTGAAGCTCTCGCGAGGCTCCCTCTCGAAGTCGATGTTCGTCTATCAGAACGAGGTCCCGACGAGGACCGGCAACACCGACACGGGTTGGCGCGAGCGCGTAGGGAGAGAGAAGGCCGACGAGACCCTCGCCGCATACAAGGAGGTTGGCTACAAGGGCACGGTTGGCTATCGGAACAACGAGGCCAAGGATCGGAAGGGTCTCTCGATCATGCCTGCGGAGCTGGTCGACTTCTTCGTCAAATACTACACAGTGCCGGGGCAGACATACGTCGATCCGTTCATGGGCCAGGGTATCCAAATGCAGGTGGCGAAGCTCCGAGGCCTTCACTACCTCGGGATGGATGCTAGCGAGGAGTTCGTCCGCTACATCCAAGCGATCGCCGAGAGGATCAACGACGGGGAGACGAAGATCGAGGCGAACCTCGGCGACTCCCGGTTCCCCGAGGCGATCCCTGACGGAGTCGGAGACTTCTCCTTTCACTCCCCCCCATACTGGGACATCGAGTTCTACGGCACGGAGGAGGCGCAACTCGGGCACGGTCAGAGCTACCCGGACTTCCTCGAAGGGATGCACGACGTCGCGAAGGCGTGGCTCCCGAAGCACAAACCCGGCGCATACCACGTAGTGAACGTCAATGACTTCCGTCGAGACGGCAGGTTCTACTCCTACCACGCCGACACCATCGCCTTCTACCTCCGCGCAGGCTGGGAGCTTCACGATCAGTGGATCATCGAAGGACTCGTCGGAGGCCTCCCTAAGATCTTCGGGGTGAACTACAACAAGAACCGGATCGCGCCGAAGGTCCACGAGTTCGCGATCGTGTTTCGGAGGCCGAGTTGAACCTCGGGAAGATGGCGATCGCAACGAGGCGGGTCGACTACGGCAACCTGTATCTCCTCGACGATCCGCTCGTTCTGGTCGCCGTCGTCAGGCGAGCGATCGAGGAGGGAGGCGCAACGCTCCTTCGGCACATCACGCACAGGTTCAAGCCGCAGGGCTTCACGGCTCTCTTCCTCCTCTCCGAGTCGCATGTCTCCATCCATACTTGGCCGGAGTCGGGAGAGTTCGTCGTCGACGTTTACACCTGCGGGGAGATGGATCCGGAGAAGATCCTCGACCGCATTCTGGAGGATATTCCCAGCGAAGGACCGAAGGAGGTGTTCGACCGTTCCTTCCCGAAGAAGCCGCTCGACGGACTCTTCGAGTAGGAGTAGACTCGACCCCGAAGAGGAGATCCCCTCCTCTGTTCAGTAGGAGCAAACAACGATGAAACTCACGAGAACTCTATACATCTACGCCCAAGAAACGGCGAACGAGCCGCACTTCATCAGGGCAATCGAAGCCATCCCCGTCTACGGGGGAGCGAACGGACGCAAGGTCGTCATCTACGAGCTTCGACCCGAAGGGAGGGATCCCGAGGCGAACCCGGTCTTCGCGCATCCCCGCCTCGTCGATCCCGGCGTCGAGGACATCGGCGATCCGACGAACAACCTCTGGACTGACTTCGACGAGGCGAAGAGGACTCTCTCCCTCTTCCTCGCACGCTCGATCGACCGCCTCGAACGGGCGAAGATCGAGATGCAGGAGGCGTACTCGCACATCGAGGACTGCGGTATCTGCGGAGGCTGCGGGAAGGTCATCGCGATCGAGGACGGGATCGGCGACGAGGACGACACCGAGATCCTCTACTGCGAGCCCTGCGACGACGAGCGCAACGACTCGAAGCCGACCGCCGCCGAAGCCGCTGACCTCTTGAACGACATCGAGAGGAACGCGCAATGAGGCATATCCACTCCTTGACCCAGGTTTGGCCGGACGTCGATCCGGAGTTCATCTACCGCCCTCGGGTTGCCTACAACAGCTTCGAGCTTCACAAGATCCGAGTCAGGAAGACCACAAAGAAGCTCTGGTACCCCGAGGGGGGAGGCTGCGAAGGCACTCAGTGGAACTCCCAGATCTCAAAGGAGATGCTTGGGATCAAGTACTTCCTCACAGAAGAGGAGGCCTTAGAGGTAGGGCGCAAGCGATGTCTCCAGGGTCTCCATAGGAGCCTGCGAGCCGCTGCCGACTCTCTCCGTGCGCTCGAACTGGCCGGAGGTGTAGCCTCCCTCGCCGCCGAAGGTCTCGCGCACGCGCTCGGGGAGTTCGAAGGGGAAGAGGGATGATCTCCGAGTCCGAAGTCCCCTATCGACGTCGAGAGCAAGCCGAAGACAAGGCTCGCTATATCGTCACAGCAGCCCGCAAGGGCGAAAGGGTCTTCATGCTCTTGGAGGATGAAGACCACCTAGAGGTAATGAAGGAGGCGATCAACGACCTCCTCGAACCAGACGAAGACCTCTCCCTTCTAATCAAGTTGCGAGTCGGAATGCCACAGACTCGGCAAGGGAAGAGGGGGGCAGACAAGCCGAAGTACCCGTATCAGGAGCAAACACGATGAAGATCATTCAACTCGAAGCCGAGAACGTCAAAGGCCTCAAGGCCGTCCGTATCACCGCTGACGGCAAGTCCGTCATCCTCGGGGGTAACAACGCCGCCGGGAAGTCGTCGATCCTCGACGCGATAGAAGCCGCCCTCGGGGGCAAGCGCAAAGCTCCCGTCGGCACGGTTCGCGCCGGAACCTCGAAGGCGAGGATCGTCCTCGAAACCGAGGAACTCATCGTCTCTCGGATCATCACAGAGAAGACGAACCAAGTGCGCGTGATCCCGAAGGACAACCCGAAGTCGACCCTGACGTCCCCGCAGAAGGTCCTCGACGCACTCTTCGGAGCCTTGACCTTCGATCCGCTGGAGTTCGAGAGAGCGGAGCCCAGGGCGCAGGCGGAGATCCTCCGCAAGATGGTAGGGCTCGACTTCACAGCCTTGAACGCCGCGAGGAAGGCGAAGTACGAGGAGCGAACGGAGTTCAACCGGGTAGTGAACCGCCTCGAAGTCCAGCGCGATAGCCTCCCCGGACCGCATAAGGGAGTCCCCGAGGACGTCCGGAGCCCGGTCGAACTGCAAGAGGAGATCTCGACGGCGCAGGCACACAACCGGAGGAACCACGAGGAGAGGCAGGACGTCAACCGCCTCGCGCACGAGGTCGAAGGCAAGATCGTGGCCGTGAAGGAAGCTCGATCCCTGCTAGAGCGGAGGGAGGCCGAGGTAATGGACGCGAAGACGAAGGCCGAGTCGGCGAGGATCGAGGCGACAAAGCTCGTCGACATCGACGTCGAGCCGCTCCTCGAAGAGATGGGGGAGGTCGACGGGCACCGGCAGCGGAAGGCCGAGAACGCGACAATAGCAGACGTCGAAGGCCAGCTCCACGACGCGAAGGCCAGCGCGGACCAGCTCTCGACGCAGATCAAGCTCTTCGACGACCGGAAGGCGAAGGCGATCGCCAAGGCGAAGTATCCGATCGAGGGTCTCGAAGCGCACGACGACGGCGTCAGGCTCGGAGGCGTTCCCTTCGGTCGAGCTTCGCAGGCCGAGAGGCTCCGAGCCTGCGTCGCGATCGGGATGGCGTTGAACCCCGAACTCCGCGTCCTCCTCATCCGAGACGGGTGCAGGCTCGACGAGAACGGCGTGAAGCTCCTCGCGCAGATGGCCGAGGAAGCCGACGCGCAGGTCTGGCTCGAACGGGTAGGCAAGGGCAACGAGTGTACCGTCATCATCGAGGACGGGGAGGTCGAGGAGAGCGATGCCGATCCGTCCTGAGAACAAGAAGCTCTATCCGGCAAACTGGAAGGAGATCCGAGCGCGGATTCTCGAACGAGCGCAGCAGTGCTGCGAGGGGAGCCCGCGATACCCTCATTGCTCCGCGCCGAACGGGGAGCCGCATCCGGTCACAGGCTCGAAGGTCGTCCTGACGATCGCACACCTCGACCACAACCCAGGGAACAACGCTCCAGCGAACCTCCGAGCGTGGTGTCAGCGTTGCCACAACACATACGACGCTCCGCACCGAGCGGCGAACCGGAGGCGAAGACGAGAGAGGGAGAGCCGTGAAGACTGACGACGCCGGGAACGGACTCTGCGACCTTTGCGAGCAAGCCTTCTGCAACGTAGACTCCGAGCAGATCGCGATCTCGGGAAGCTGGCTCTGCGGGGATTGCGTCCGCGCAAAGCTCCTCCTCCTCGAAGATCTTCTCGAACTCGGCATCGAGGTCGTCGAGTACTACGAGAGCGGGAAGAGAGGCCTCAAGTGGGGAGGCGACATCAAAGCCCGGATCCCACATCAACAGATGCTCGACGGCGCGTTCGAGCGGTTCCTGCAACGAGCGAAGCCCGTCATTGACGGGAAGGAGTAGAGGATGACGGATACAAAGGTCGAAGGCTACGTCGAGCCGAAGGTAGCAACGGACGTCGTCCGAAGCATGAGCCCATCGAAGTTCGGGATGTGGACACGCTGTCAGTTTCAGTTCTTCAACCGCTACGTCCTCGGGTTGAGGCGTCCTCCCTCGGGAGCGATCGCCTTCGGCAACGCGACGGACGATCTCTCGGGAGCCTACTTCGAGGAGAAGAAGCACGAGCAGGTGGATTGGGACGAGGCGCTGACTCGCGACTTCTGGGCCGACCGCTGGGACGTAGCCTCGAAGGAAGTCGAAGACTGGGAGGGAGAGGACAAGGGCATCATGCTCGATCAGGGAGTCCACCTCGCGACGACTTGGCGCGAAGACGTAGGGACGAAGTTCCTCCCGGTCGACACGAAGTTCTACTTCGAACTCCCGATCCAAGACTGGATCTTGAACGGGGAGATCGACACGATCGGGAGGCCGATCAACGAGGCGCACCTCGATCCTATCGCCGCCGACACGAAGACGACCAAGAGGAAGTGGCAGTTGAAGAAGGTTCTCGAAGAGGACCAGCCGGTTGCCTACTCCCTCGCGCTACAGCACTCGCCGCAGATCTCGGCGAGGATCGACATCTTCCAATACCAAGTCATGGTCCGGAAGAACACGAAGTCGAGAGGACCGGAGGCGGAGTCGCAGATCATCAATCGACCAGTCGACCAAAGGGAGCGCGACGGATACGTCCTCCGCCTCTCGATGGCTCGAACCCAAATCATGGACTGCTTCCGCTCGGGGGTCTTCCTCCCGAACCGCAAGCACACCCTTTGCACGCGCCGCTTCTGCGGCTTCTGGCACGATTGCGAGAAGTCGTTCGGCGGTAGAATCCCGGAGTAGGAGCAAACAAGATGAGTGAAACGAAGGTCTCAACAGTAGACAGACAGAAGCAGTTCCTTTGGAACAACCAGAGCCTCTTGAAGGCAGTCCTCCCGGCGGGGATCGAGCCGAAGAGGGTCATTGCCGTAGCTCTCGCCGCGATGCAGAAGAACAAAGACCTCGCGACCTGCACGCCCGATAGCGTCCTCCTCTCCCTGATGCTCGCAGCGCAGATCGGCCTCGACGCCGGAGGAACTCTCGGGCACGCGTGGCTCATTCCCTACAAGAGGGAGTGTACGATGCAACTCGGCTTCCGAGGGATGATCGAACTTGCGGTCCGGTCGAAGGTCGTCTCCTCCGTCGTCTCCGAGGTCGTCTACGAAGGGGAGGACTTCTCGTTCGACCGGGGAACCGGCGAGATCCATCACCCCTACAGCTTCGACGTCGACCGGAGGGACGACAAGATCATCGGAGCGTACGCGATCGCGACTCTCCCTGACGGGAAGAAGCTCGTCGAGATGATGGCTCGCTCGGAGATCGAGAAGAGGAAACAGGTCGCGATGACGAAGAACGTCTGGAACAAGTGGTACAAGGAGATGGCGCAGAAGACCGTCGTCAAGAGGCTGTTCATGAGCGGGAAGGTCCGCATCCCGTCGTCCTCCGTCCTCGGGGAAGGGATCGAGATCGACAACTCGGGAGAGACCGGGTCGACCCAGAAGATCCACGCGAAGGTTTCCGACGCGCCGGTCTCCGTAGCGCACGACGAACAGCCGAACGTACAGATCGGAGAGACGAAGGAAGCGCAGAACCCGTACGACAAGACCGAGGAGGATCCAGCCGTGAACATGGAAGTCAATCTCGGGGGCAAGGGAACCTCGTCCCCGTCGAACAAGATGCAGGGGAAGGCTCCGCAGAACAAGGCACCGGAAGGACCGGACCTCGGAGCCGTCCTCAAGAAGAAGAAGCTCAAGGCTCCGCAGGTCAAGAAGGCCATGGAGTTCTACCTCGGTAGGTCTTGTCCCCTCGCCGAACTCGACCCCCACGAGGCCGCACTCCTCGCCGAGTCGATCGAGCAGGAGACGCCAGAAGATGCCGAGATTTACCGATGAACAACCCCCCCGATCCGAAGACCGTGTTGAAGGAGTTCCTCCGCGACGGAGAGAACCCGAGCGCCGGTCGTGTCTCGATCCCGTGGATCCCCGTCGCCAAGAAGAACGACTACAGGGGATTGGTCCGCTACAGAGACCCCAAGACGCGCTCGAAGCCGTACGCGATAGTTGTCCCCGGCGGGTCGACGCAACGGCAGGAGGACGCGATAGGGCTCCTCTGGGACGCGACGCAGGCCTTCGACAACGGGGAGATCGACGAGAAGACCTTCGGCTTCCTCCGTAGCATCTCGAAGAGGGGAGCCTTCTCCGGGAACGGGGTAGGGCCTGCCGCCATCCAGAAGGCCAGGGACAAAGCCCGCCTCCGCGAGAAGACGCCTCTCTTCGAGAAGAAGGTCGTCAAGATGGACATCGAGGTTATCGTCGGAGCATCGGAGGCGAGCGATCGCACCGAGGTACGCGTCGAGGAGGTTGGGGATCGACCGACACGGCGAAGGACAGGCCTCAAAAGGGACACGATCAACGTGCCAGCGGTCGTCGCCGACGCGCTCAACAAGTTGGCGTACGACGATGACGCCGACGTAGTAGAGCTGCGGGTCCGTTTGACATACGACGAATAGCTCGACCGCTGGCTAGGACGAGGTTTCCTCGGACACTTTCAGCGGGTCATCGAGTTTGCTCCTGGGGGAGGGTTCATCGCCCTCCCCCTTTTCTTTGCGAATCTTCTGCCGTATCGTCGAAGGGGAGTCAGGGCGAACTCGCCCGAAGGAGCAAACAAGATGAAACGAGAAGCACAAGAGGCCAAGGTCGCCTCGCAATCCCATCCCTCTCTCTGGACCGTCGTCGTCTTTTACTCGGCGATCGTCCTCCTCTTTCCCTTCGTCCTCGCGCAGCGCGTCTTCGGAGGTTCCCGATGAGTAGGGTTCCAAGACGTTCGGGCTCGATCGCAGAGCGGTACCGGCGGGAAGGTCTCACGATCGGCGACGGGTTCCAGTTCGGCCTCGGGATGATCTTCGCGCAGTTGATCTTCCTCCTTTGCGCGGTCGTGATCTCGATCGTCCTCGGAGGGATCGGCGGGATCCTGTTCGGAGGGATCCGGTGAAGCACGACAAAGCCGAGTATCGACTCGTCAGGATAGAGCGCGTCCTCGTGATGCAGGCCGCGACGATCACTACACTACAGCGAGCGATCACCCGCCTCGTCGTCGCCGCCGGTCCCCAGGTCTCGGCGCTCGTCACGGCAGACGTCATCGAAGGGATCGAGTCCCACATCGAGAAGATGAAGGCCGACGACTCGACCCTCGACGGAATCCTCCGGAAACAGCAACGAGTCCTCAACGACTTCGCGACCGGCTTGAAGTCCTCCCTCGGCGACCTTGCCGAGGCCCTCAACGATACGAAGAGAGAAGCTCCTGAAACGTGACTCCGTGGGCGGGGCTGATCTTAGAGAGACCTCCGAGCGTGCAGGCTCGGGGGTCTCTCGCTGTACACAAAACGGGCTCCCCGAAGGAAGCCCGCGCCTGTTGCCTGATCTCTCAACCCACCCAAGGGATGAGCCCGGAGGATACCAGCCTCGCTAGAACCCGGGAAGGATCTCCCTGACGAGATCCGAGAGGAAGTCTCGGATGCCTTCTTCGAGAGCCTCCGAGAGGCTCCCTGCGGCTCCTGCTGCGATCGAGGACGCCTGCGCCCGAACTTGCACGAGTTCCGTCTCGACGTCCTCTCCGGCGATCCTGCGAGCGACAAGAGCCGCATACGCCTCAGCGACTACCTCGACGAACTGACGCTCGTCCGGAGTCCAGGACTCTCCGAGTTGTTCGAGGGTCTCCAGGAGCTTCTTGCGGAGG